CTGTATTGTTCGGAATGGTATTTCCATCAGTTCAGACATAGTCTTTTGTGTTAGCCCTGCCGCCAAACGTGCTGTCTTAAATTCGTTCTGCTGTTCCATTAAATCACCGCTTTCTTGACATTCTGATAATATTATAAATCGATAAAACTAATGCAATCGCCGCTACTAAAAAAGTAATTTTTTCAAACATTTGCTTAAATGTGATAGATATGATATTATAGTTTGTAGAAATACCCCCGAAGGGGTGGGGACTTGCGTCCCCTGCTATTTTCTACTTGCCTTGTACAGCATTATCGCTCCCGCCAGATTGATGATTGCTGTTACAAGGTTTATTATTTCTACCACATTTTCACACCCCCTTTCTATACTTTAATTATAACACGCATTGCGTGCATTGTCAACATATTTTTAATAAAATATTTTTAATTTTTTTCATAAAAAATAAGCCTACCGTAAAATGGTAGGCTTTTACTATTTTACAGACACTGCACCCAAAAGTAAGCTTATTTCAGTCACTCTTATCATCTTGACTAAAGTCTACTAGTGGTAAATTCAATGCTGTGAAATTTGACATCGTTGTAAGTTGACTAATTAGCGGTCTTATATAAGATAATAAATGCGCAGGAGCAACGGTGTTCAACATTGTTTCTATCTTTTCATTGTATTCATCCCATTCAAACTCTGCTTGATTTTTCACATCAAACCATATTGGAAACTCCTCGGAATTTTTTTTAAACAACTTTATCTCTAATGAAACAATTGCTTGAGTTTTCTTTTTGTTCAGTCGTACTTTGTGGGTTGTATTAAGAGAAACGTTTAAGCTTTGATGGGTTAGTTCTGGTTTGAATTTTGCACTAACACCATACTCCACTTGCATCAATTTTACGTTTTTCATTCTCAAGTGACTACTAATTTTAGGCACCTTTTTTCGCTCCCTTCGCATCTTCATTTCTTGTAACAAAATGAAGACTTGGTTTCATGGAACTGTGTGCATTAAAATCCCATGTATTATCATCAGTAGAAGTAATTTTAATATCTTCTTCAATATTATTTGGTATACATTGTTCTCTAAACACGGAAGCAACACTTTCCACAGCAAGCATTTGCTCTAATAGTCTTGTAACAGTGGCATTTAAACTTTCGTTTTCTTTTTCAGCTATTTCTAATAATTTTTTATGCGAAGTTCTAGACATTCTGACACTAAATCTACCACTTGGCAAGGCATCTTCTTCATAATAAGTATTTTTAGGAATATTTTTACCCTTACCCTTAGAAACTTCTATCCAACTATCAATAGCTTCTTCTAATAATTTTATAGTTTCCTCAAGCGTAGCTGCTGAAGCAATGCAACCAGGCAATTCAGGAACCTCGGCATAAAACCCTCCACCATCGCTTTCTGATAATGGATATACATTAAATTTGTATTTATTTTCCATTGCCATCATCCTCCTTACATTCTTTTATTCTTTCTATATTTGCTATTGCCTTTTTGACATAGATAACACCCATTGGCTTTTGTCTAGGCAATGTATGTTCTTCTTCACCAAAGCAAAAATGTGTATATACAAAATGACTGCCTTTCCCCTCTCGGAAAATACAGCCAAAATATTCTAAAAGTGAAACCAGATCATCAAAAGTCACATTTTTAGGATTGTTTTTAATTTTTTCTAGTTGCTTCTCACGTTTACTCATACATACCAAGCCAACTCCATTTTATATTTGTCACCGAATACGGTGCGAATATCTTAACAAAAGTTTACCATATGTTATTAAGATTTACAAGCAAAAATAACCCTATCCGAATGGATAGGCTTTTACTATTTTGCTGACAAACCAATGACAACGCCACCGACAACACACCAAAAGGCTTTCTGCCGTTCCCTGCGCCTGCTAACGTCCTTCTGCTTCTTTAGCTGATTGCTCAACGTCTGCAAGGATTGATTTAGCTTCTCTCGTTCCAGCTTTGATAGTGCTAACAATGTTTCGACATTCCTCAAGCGTTCCTGCGTTTTGGTTAGCAATGCTTTCTGCTCGCTCAACGTTTTCAATAGCTCGGGTGATGTCTGTTCCAGCTGCTTTAATTTCACTTCCAGCTGCGCCAGTAAGCTCTCCTGCTCGTTGATTATGGTCTTGAGTTCTAGATATTGTGTTCGTGATATCGTCAGCTGCGGGGGTATTTCTGTGGCTGTACAGGTAGCAGAGTAGAAAAAGAATTGCGCCAACACCCACGCCAGTAAGAAAGCGATTATTAGATATCCAACTTTTGATTTTTTCATACATATTATTCCTCCATAGAAAAAAGCACTCTGCTTTCGCAAAGTGCTTTTAGTCATCGTTTTTGATATACGCGTCTTATTTTCGTATCACATACTTGCGCAATTAGATATTTTGAACGTTATTTTTTATACCTAATTGCTTTTTTATTAGTTCTAATTCTTGTCGTAAATTCTGATTTTCTGATTTAATACTTGTCATTTCTTCCTGCATTTTATACACACTGTTAATGGGTCCCTTTTTATATTGTTGAGGCAACGATTTCTTTGCCCCTCCAAACTTCCATGTTACGCCGGCATTTACCATGAAATCATTACCGTTAGAAGATGTCCCCATGTGGAGGATAGTTCTCTCATTAGTATAATGGGCTACCCCTATTGCCATGGCACTATGACCTTTATAGTTACCAATGCCTACCATTATCTGGGTTGGTTCATATGGGTCATACGCAATTGGGTTCAAGGCTGCTAGGGCAGCTCCCAAAGCATCGCCTCTGTCCGAATCAGTTTTAACTGAATCTATTCTGCGATTTGTTTCGCTTAATCCAGCACTGAAATTTGCTTCAGTCAAACGCAGTTGGGAAACATTCACTGCATCAGTTGCTTCTGTACCTGCTGCAATATTAGTAAGCTGGCGTTCGCCTCCCTGCGAGCCAAATGAAACGGTATTCTCTCTGTCGGCGATGGAACCTGCTCCGATAGCCACAGAACCCTTACCTATCGCATTTGCATTCATCCCTATAGCCGTAGAAAAATTACCTGATGCTTGGGCACCATAACCAAAAGCTGCGCTCATTGCACCGCTCGCTTCAGCTTCTTCACCTATAGCCTGCGAAGAAAACCCACTTGCTACTGAAGCATTCCCAACAGCAATAGACATATCGCCACTTGCAATTGCTGATTCACCTGTAGCAACTGAAAAAGCTCCGCTTGCAACTGAGTTATTGCCGATAGCAACAGCCAGTGTTCCGGCAGCAGTTCCTTCAGGAATTGCTGCATAGGCTACTGAAAATATGTTTCCGGCTGTGAAGAGTAAACTTAAAGCCAATATTTTTTTCTTCATAAATTCCAGCTCCTTTTTTTGTATTATAACATTACAGCGACAATTCTTCAAGTTTTTTTATTTTTTTTAAAATTAATTTATTTAGATATTAAAAAAGTTTTTAGCCGATTCAATACACAACCGTCAAGACAACATTGTTCCCTGATCCAATAATCATACGGCTTAACGCCACGCCATCAGCGTTTTGCATACGCAGACAGCCATACGTCGGCACCCAACCCTGATAATCTGCGTAAGGGTCAGGCAAGCCACTGCCGCCACCATGAATATCACGGGCGCGCGGGTCGCGTGTAGTGATATAAAAGTTGCCATAAGCCGGACCATATGCACCGTCAGTTACCTCAGCGGTTACACCGGTATAGACACCATTCGGCAAACTTCCCCTGGGGTCACCTGCTGCATTGTATCCGGGGACAAAGTCATCACTACAAGGCCATTCAGCAATCACACTATAATTTTCATCCATGGCATACATCCTGCTTTTGCCGTCCGGGCGTTTACGTCTTTGAAATTGAATTTCTTTTAACATATTCATCCTCCTTTTTCAGTAATACAATAGCCATGCTCAACGCTTCGACCTTCCGCTGTTCTCTATCCCATGTGAGAAAGCGGGGATCCATAGCGTCAAGCATGGCTTTTAGTTCGTTAGCGGCCGCCTGTGGCGTCATGTTAGTTTTTTCTTAACTAGTGTAATAAGACCGGTCAAGTTTTTGCAGCCTGCATCGCTAAGATTTTCGATAATGCTTAATAGTTCCGTCGCTACAAGGTAGCTGATAACTAGCAATACAGCCCATTGAGCATTATTTAACTGTTGCATTACAACGTCAATAACTGCCGCGGCGGCCACACACAGCATATAAACTACCAGTTTACCGAGGAACCTGTGTTTCATGACTTCGCTGGAAATACTACCTTGCCGCCGTGCCGCCGGGATTCCACAGATCGCCTGCAATACCGTCGGTTCATTTCTTCCAGCTTCACACAACTGCTTGTAGGATATTTCTATCCACTTCGTTGCGCAGTCCAAAAAGACCAGCAACGTAAAAGCGTAAAATAAAACAGCGTGCTTGTGCAAGCATGCTGCCATTACTGACGCCGCTATAGTTTTAGCCAATCCGTCAGTTGTCAGTGTCTTAAAGGCCCCCACAACAGCATATTTAAATGCGGCAATATCCATTTATTCTCGTCCCCCTAATTCAATTTCATTCAGCTCTTCCACGCTTTGAGCAGCTTCGATTTTTTCTTTGGTCGATCGGTACTGCTCATGCAGTGCATTGCTTCTGACCGCGCTTGTTACAAACACGCCCATAATGTCAGCAGCCGTGATTGTCGTTGTTGTATTATCTGCCATACCCCAGCCGATTGTTGCATCTTCACCCTGTACCGATAAAGATTTTAACGCAATATCCAGCCTGTCACGGCTTTTTGTGTCGAAGTCATAGGTGTTGCCCTCGTATTCAACAGGGGCGACCTCTGCGGTATCTCTGTGCATTTTAGCGGCATTGATTAGCAGTTCCTTACAGCGTTCCAAAGGCGGATATGTTTCCACCTTTTCAATACCTAAAGCCAACAGAACATCATCGCCTGCCCCGGCAGGAAAGCTGATATATGGGTATGCCTGCTTTAGCTGTGAAAAGCTGTCATAGGTATTACCTTCGTATTTATATTTAATAACCTTCTGTATCATTCGTACCACTCCAATTCAAAAGTAAAATCTAAAGTCGCTGCTGCTGTTAGATTTGTATAGCCCCAATTAGCTAAATCATCACTGAAAATGTTATAAGAATTACTGTTAGAATCAAAAAGACTGTCCATATTATCTATGACAAAGGGACTTCCTCCTGTCGTAGAGTGAACAATAAGCCTTGACAGCCCAGTAAACCTTTTGGAAGCAGGCGGGGCAGGCTCCGGAAGATTATAAAAGTACAATGCTGCCTCAAATAACATTATGCTATTAGGATCGACTGCAAGAGTTAAATTATAAATTTGGGTATCGTTTTTAACTGTTTGCAGTAAGGGAGACAAGCTCCCCTCTCCTTCATCTTGATAAGCACGGGTATAACTGTATACATATGCGTCTATTCCTGCATATGTCAAAGCAAGGCTTGCGTTTCCCTGCCAGTTTATAAGCGTTCCTGCTTTCTTTGACGCTAATATCAATTTGCTTGACAAGCCCATTACAATGCCACCTTTCCGAGGATATAGATAAAGATAGCATTCGCAGGCTCATTAACTTCCATCGCAATTTTTAGTACCTCTCCATCAGCAATATCAGGCAAGGCACCATCCACCATGTAAACTGTAGGAGTATTAGCTCCAATGCCATTGTTAGAACCAATGCTGAATGTGCCAGTTCCGCCTGACCGAGCAACAGAAATAATAAACGTTTTGGCATATCCAGTCATATCGCCAGTGTCTCTAAATACTACACTTCGGTTCAAACCGTTTTTAAGGGTATAGGTCTGAATATTTGAGTCCCCTCGTTGTAAGACTGTCGGTAATGAGCCGACTGCCTGCATGTCAGATTTTGTTTTTAAAATTCCGTCAAAGGTATTTGTGGCTGTGAAAGTGTTATCGGCAGCAGCTATTACATCACCTGCACCTGTACCGTCAACGCCTTTATCACCTCTGGGGATTGATATATCAAGTACGGCCGCTGTATCTGTTCCGACATTGGTTACACTTGCATTACTGCCCGGTTCTCCTGTTGTTACGGTTCCGATAGTAATTGTGGCCGCTGTGCCGTCTTTGCCATTGATGCCGTCATGCCCTTTTGGTATACCAAAATTCAAAACTGCATTTTCAATAGTGCCGCTGTTTAATACCGTTGCATTTTCCCCGGCTGCAAGGGTAGTTGTTTCGCCAACGGTCAATGTACCGTACTGGATTATTTCGAGGCCTGCTTTAGCCTGCAGCGTGATTTTAGGTGTTTGTACATTTACCTTGATTGGCTTATTCATCATGTACTACCGCCTTTACGTGAAAGTTTGCGGGAAATAACAATGTTGTTTTTGTTTCGTCCGCAACCATAACAAGATCATATTTATAATCACCAACCGGTAATTTTTCAGCAAATTCATCTGCAGTAATATTTACAGTGATAAGCTGACCTGATACTTCACATGTTTTTGAAAGAAGAACATCGGTACTTCCTTCGGTCGTTTTGATTGAAAATGTAATATTATCAGCTATTGTTACGCCTTCTACTTCCCATGCGCAATTAAAGGTATCACCATATGAACAAACAATGTCTTTTCCGTTGGTTACTATCATCAGCTCACCCCCAATTCAATCACGCGATACCAGCCGGCACCGCCACTACCGCCATATGCACCCCCAGCTCCGCCGCCGATGCTGGCAGTACCGGAAATTAAATTCCTTTCGCATACTACAAGTACCACACCACCACCGCCTCCGCCACCACCAGTTTGTATCGCGCTGTCTAATGTGGCAGAACTACCGGAATACCCTGTTGATATATAGGTTCCTGTATTTTTGTGTGTCTTTGTTACAATTCGAATCATACCGCCCCCGGGGCCTCCGATTGCACCTGACAGTGTTTCTGTGCTGCCTTCTTCGGAGATTGAATACACACCGGGGCTTGATCCACCACCGCCTCCGAGAATTTCTTCGCTATAGCAGCCTGCTAAAATGCCTGCGGCATCAAGACTTCCAATCCTTGAACCGCCTAGTTTAACCCCGCTGCTGCTTACCCCATAATATCCTGAATCTGAACTGGAACCAGCCGTCCCCCCAGCTCCGCCGCCGATTGCTGGTTCGCCAGGATTTCCGTTAACCCCTATACTTGCCCCGTATAGCTTTCTTATTTTCACCTGCTGCCCGGGTTGTCCTCCACCACCGCTGGCGTTTATGGTGCCCTCATTTATAAACATTCCCTGACAGCGGATATCAACAAAGCCGTTGACAGTTACAGTCACATCGGCAGGAATGTATACGCTGCGATAATTCTTACGTCCACCGATCGTTACGTTGCCTGTAGGGTAGAAATCACCGTCGCTGCCGTCGCCGCGATCGCGCCACCACGATGGGTACGCTGCCGAAGCAACACCCGTTAATGTTCCTTTGGCTGAATAGGTTACTTCAACACCTTTCCCTGCGTCATTCGCTGAAAACTGTATCGTGCCTGTATTCCAAGTGCTGTCATATGCACTTGTATTATAATCAGGGAAAAACTGCCCCTCGACCGGTGTCGCTGCTACCTCATCGTAATCTCCCTGATAATGTACTGACCCGTTAATAATATCTATAACTCTTACTATTGTAGTAGTAGGACTATTTTTCACAGGGACTTCATTCAATTGTATCGTATACGGAGAGATATTCGGTATCAAATGCCGTTCTGTTAGCATTATAGATGTTGGCACATCTATGAATGGATCATGCCTGATATCACTCGGATTTGCCATTTTCTAACCTCCTGTCTTTAATTGTTTAGTTGACGCTTGCTGAAGCAATTCTGTCATTTTTGCATTGCGTTCGATATCATACAAATACTGATTTACCTCAAAAGGCTGTTCGCCGAGTTCCATATCCATCTTAATACCATCACCCGCCGCAACTGTATATTTTAATTTAGATATCGGAAACGTATATAATTCCCCATGGGTAGCCGTAATAGCCGCATGACCATCTGTAGAAAGTTTGCGTACAAAAAAAGAACCGTCCGGTTTTGGATATTCAAGTTTTATCCCTGTCACCTTTGCCGATTTTGTCGGTTCTTTATAACGTTCTATTTGATTTTTTCCCCAGCGATAAGCATCTGTTTCAGAATAAGCAGACGGAAGACTTAAAACCTGTTCCTGAATACCATATTTCAGCTGACTTTCAATATCTTCAACATATGCCAGCCATTGCTCACCATTATCGTCTACATTCCCGCCCTTTACTCGTCCAACATTCACGACTTTTTCAACGTCCCATGTCGGAACAAAACTGTCCAAATGCTCACCTACCCAAAAGCGCGCCTGTTCATTTATGTCATTGATACGTGGTTTAAAGTACAATTGCCGATATTCGTTGACGCCGTATACATAGTCAACAGCAAAATCTGATAACTGTTTCAGTGCTTCTTTTGCTGTTACACCCTCAAATTCGATATAAGACGCCGTATAACCCGTATTGATGATATTATTCGTGTTGTACTGTAAACCTATCTTACGTTCAACCTGACGCGCTATGTCAGCTACTATAGTAGATATCTCCCAGTCTCTATAAGAACCAAAGATCAAAACTTTTTCAAGAAGATTGAAATAACCGTGTCCAACAAATTTAAAAGTATCTTCTGTAGTACCCTCGACTGGCCGAGTGATAATATATCCACTCCACCACGGGCGCGGATCGTTGAACAAATGAACGTCAATTCGCTGCCGGTAATTCAGTTCGTCATTGTCTGGTAATTTATTAAAAGTGATTTCAATCTTACTACAACCGGTTTCTGATAAGTCAAACGTCATTTTATCAATAGACGTTCCTTCGCTTCCTGCGCCGAAGATTGCAGTTTTTGTTCCATCTGCGTTATACGCGATAACGTCATAAACCTCAGGCAAATAACCGATTAAGTCATCCGGAGTGACATTCGAACCGTCGTCCATGATATTCGCCGCATGGATAAATCTACCATGTGGCCGCAATCCATAAAGTAAATTGCTCATACAAACCACCTTTCAGTAAACTGTATATCAACTTCACCAGCTGAACCAGTGTATTTGTATGTATTTCGCCCCGGCGCTGCATGTAAGAACAACCCTGAAAAAGTATTCAAACTGTTTGCTGAATCACGTCTTACTGTACCGGTTTCGCCATTAACTACCGCCGCAGCTGGCGACGTCAAAAGCGTATCGCGCAGTCTAAAGCTTTCGCCGCTTTCTACATGAATAATAGAAATATCAGGCATGGATTCTCCTTCAAATGGACTGAAAGTAAAAATCAGCGGCACGTCGACAGACGCTTCGCTGTGGATGCTTATTTCTGTCCCGTTCTGAATTTCTTCAAAGATTGTCTTTCGCAAAGTAGAAGCTGTTGCGTATCTAAAAGGATCTGCAAGCAATAATGATATTTCAATATCACTCCACCGTTGTTTAAAGCCTTTTTGATATTTGTGTTTAAATTTACTGATTCCAGCAACTTTAAAACAACGATCCGCACGACCAGTGTGTAAAACATAATCCCTTTGAGCAAAAGCCCGATATGCTTCGTTTACAATCTCGTCATGATCTTTTTCAGATTCGCGTTTCAAATCAAACGATACTTTTACAGTGCGGCCTTTCACATATCCGTCGCCGACAGCATAACTACCATGAGAAAAAGCTCTGTCCTGTAACTTCAAAGAAAAATCATAACTGCCCGCGTCATCAAGTTCCCAACCGTCCGGTAAAACATAAACCCGATCGTTTTTGATAATTTTCAGCCTGCCGTCGTTTTCAAAAATATTACGATACATGGTTACCCCCTCCTGCCAGTTGCTATTATGTCATTGAGTGCCGCGAACAAATCATTAACATCTGCTGCATTGTTGATATCGCCGTAAATGTTTTGCTCAACTACAGTTCCACCGGCGCCCATCTCGTCAGGGTCAATGCCCAGCAAGTCGGCAAATATACCATTTCGCAGTGGGATAACGGCTTCATCGCTTTTACCCTCGCCCATTAGTGCGAAAACTGGAGCTGTGATAACGCCACCAGACGCAAACGCCAAACTACCCATTCCGGCAGACATCATTTGAGTTGTGGCTCCTGCGTATGCAGCAGGAGCGGCCACGGGGCCAAGTTCTGCGATAGATTTTTGTACAGCAGGTGCGACTAAACTTTGTGCTAATACTTTGTTTTTAACAAGCTCTTTTTTCCGCAGTTTATCTGACAAGACGTCAGCCATCGTTCGGCTAATTTGCCACTGGATAAACATCTGCGCAATCTGCTTGCCGACGTTTTTAAACACATCTCCAAGCTTCCCGCCGTTTACAATAGCGTCAGCAACTCCAGCGGAAAGGTTTTCTTTCAACATATTCGCAGCTTCAAGCGCAAAGTCCATATAGGTTTGTTCGGCTTCCATTCGCCAATCGTTATACGCCTGCATCATTTCCTGCTCTTGCAGGTTTTCAGCGGCTTTTGCTTCAAGCTGGGCAAGTCTAGCTTCGTCCTCGGCTTCTAACCGACCTTGTACCATTGCCAGCAGCAACGCTTGATGATCTTGCTCGTTTTGCTGTATTTCGTCATTGTTTTTTTGTGCGGCATCTTTGTATTGATTGAGCGCGTTCGATTTTATCAAACTGGCTTCCGCTTCCGTTTTTCGGAGTATTTCCAGCCGCTCCGCTTCGGTCTTTGCTAAAAGTTCGGCGGACTTAGTGTTTCCATCCGCTTCGGCTTTAAGCCTTGCGCTTTGGGCGTCCAAGTATGCCTGCTCAACCTTCGCTACTTGTTCGTCAACCCTGCCAAACAACGAGTTATCGTTGTCGCCTTTGATTGCATCCCAAGTGCTTTTAAAACTCTCGGCTTTTTGCGTAGCATCATCAAACAAAGCCAGGTATTCTCGTGCGTCTTGGACGGAAGTATCTCGGGCGGCTTTAGCACCGCCGCCTTTACCGCCTGCACCACCAAAATTAATCGTTCCCGGTGTTGTGTCCTTATCGCCACCGGTAGCCTTGAGCAATGCGCCTGACGGGTCAAAGCCCTCGGACGTGGTGTCCCAATCGTCGCTACTATTTAAATTGCTTTCGTTGCCGCCAGTATACCGCCGTTTTATCTCATCAAAGCTTAAATCGTTGGCATAAGCATATACCCCAACAGTAGCGGCACCTACAGCCGCCCCTATGGCCGTTGCGCCACCTGCAACTAGCGCCGCGGCTTTCCCCGCGCCCAATGCAGCTATTCGCAAAGCTGCATAAGCTTCTGTTACGCTCGTAATTGCGCCTATCCACGGGCCAGCCAAAGCAATAAAACCTTGAGCGGCAATCGAAATAGCTGCCGCACCACCTGCGACCTCTAAAGCAACTACTGCATTCTGCCTTTGTTCGGGCGTCAGTTCGGCAAACCAGCGGGCAACGTCGCGCGTTCCTTCTGCTAAAGCTTGAAACTGCGGCAACATTTGCGCGCCTATGCTTACTGCCAGCCCCTTAAGCGCCTGTTTTGATGCGTTAATCTCAAACTCGGCATCTTCAAAGGCCTGCGTGGTTTTGTGGTCTAAAACTAAACCAGTTTTTTCGGCACTTTCATACACCGCCTGAAATTGATCTTCCGTCAAGTTTAACAAGTCGTTCAACTTTGCACCACTGCGCCCGAAAATTTCCATTTCCATCGCGGTTTTTTCGACGCCGTTGGCCATTGCCCGATGTTTGTCGGTGACATTTGACAGTATCTGCTCGGCTGACAGTAATCTATTGTTACTATCCAATATCTGGATACCAAACTTTGTGAAAACATCTTGGCTAATATTACCTGATGCAGCCGCCGTCTCAATAGCTTTCGCCGCCGTGTAGGCGGTTTTGGACATCTTCGCCATGGCCCCCGACATTTCCTCGGTGGCCAGCCCTACAAATTCGCCAACAGCAAGCAGGCGGCTTGCACTTTCAGCCGACATATTAGTTTTATCTTCAAGATCATTTACTGCCGCCGCCCAGTTTCTAACAGCAGCAACAGGCATTGCTATTGCACCAACCGCCAATAGCTGACCTTTCATATTGTTAATTTTCGAAACTGTACCTTCGATTAAGCTTTCGCTTTCTTTTAGTCCCTGTTTTAGTCCAGTAGTAATCGCACCGAATTTTACATTCAGGTTCCCGGCTGTACCCATTTATTAACCTCCTTTCTGTGCGAGTTTAGTGAAATATTCTTTTTCATTTAAAAGTTCTGCACGACTTTTTTTCTTTTTATCCTCCAAAGGTTTCAATATTTTTTCAGGTGTAACAGATTTCTTTTTCACATGCGGCGCAACTAGCCAATAGACGAAATATGCCGTTAGAGCGTTTTTCCTTTCTGTCGCAACCTTGTACCCTTCGAACATCGTTTCAACCTCGTGTGGCTGCAATAACGGCAGTTCTGACGGCTTTAAGTTAAGCAGTCCATAGGCGGCTGCTTCTATCCCCTCAAGCCACGCCGTAGCCGAAAAGAGTTTTACTCGTCCTTCGGTTTCGCTCTCCCGCGTTTCGCCGTTTCCTGCTTTTTTCCAAAGATGCCTGTAGCAATTATTGCATGCGCCATTGGAATGCCAAAATCTGTTACGGCAACGCCATTTTCAAATGCAGTGTTAATAAGCTGCTCCACGCTTGCAGTTTCACCTTTTTCTTTTGCGCAACTAGCATAGGCAATCGGCATAATTTGATAAACTGATGTGATTGTATAGGCTCCGTTGATGTAGCTTCTAAAAATATCTATAATTGATAAACCTGTAATCGTTTCGATTGTCAGCAGGTCTTTAATGTTCAGCGTTAAATAGTCGTCATTTGTGCCAAATAATTTAAATGGTACTGTTTTTTTCATTTTTGTTTTCTCCTTTAAAAAAAGGCGGGCAGGAATGCCCGCCTTTTATAGTTATTTATTGTTTTTCAAGTTGACCGTTGCCGGTAACAGTGCAGCTAATAGTAGCTACATCATCGTGAGGGGTCTCCATGCTGTAGTCAGTCACACTGCCCCAGCCGATAAACTCATCGCCGTTGGGATAAACGAATTTGCAGTTTACTTCTACGCCGTTTTCAAAAGCGTAATCCATTGCCGCCGCTCCCTCGTCAGACAATACAACAACGCTTTCAAGCTCCATTGTCCACGAGCGCAGCCCGGCTTTAGTAACCTTCCAACCGCCTGTAGTTTTGTGCGAACAGTCAATCTCGTCTGCACTACGGCCAAGAGACGTACTGCGTTGCCCGCCCACCGGCACCCATTGAGGTGTATCAACTGCCCCGATATTAACATATAGTAAATAATCTTTGCCCAAGGACGCATCCGCGGCGTTGGGGTTAACTGGTAAAGATGTAATTGCCATTATTTTCACTCCTTATTTTGAATTTTAGCCAACATGGTAATAACGCCATGATAACCATAGTTGTCCTCGGGGAACGCTTCGAAGTAGTCGATAGTTGTTCCCATGTGATGAAACCCATCTGCCGACAAATCAAAGTTTGTAGCGCAAAGCAGCGTGATTATATCATTGGCGATTTGATTAACTTCCTTCTTACCCTGATATTCACTCCAAATATCAATGTTCAGCGTAACGTCAGTAATGTCATTTACTTTAGTTCCTGCTTCCTTGCAGGTAAACAGCCCGAACGTGATATATGGTGCTTCTGCGTCCTCGAATACATCATCGTAAACAGGTATGTCTTGATGCTCTGACAACCGCTGATAGACGGCTGCGCTAAGCGCATTTAATGGTATTCGTTTCATTTTTTTCGCTCCGTTTCAGCTTTGACCGCCGATTTTACCGCATTGATATAGTTTTCGCGCTCCTGCAAATATGCTGGCTGCAAAAATGGTTTGGGCTTTGAGCCGGGGTGCATAACGTGAGTGCCGCTAACGGGATTCCCGTTAATAACCATTAAAAACTGCTTTTTGCCGCTTCGCGCACGCTTTGCGCTATTGGTAGTGCCTTTGGTTAAGGCATGCGCCTTTGTCCCAAATTCCACCAAATGACTATGCGGGGCTTTGCTCCAAACAATACCACCGGTCCGCCCTTTGCTAAACTTTGCCCGCTGTGTGGTTATCCTAGATTTAATATCCAGCTTTCGCCCCTTTGCATTTGTTCGCACGCCACGGCTGCTAACGCGCTGTTTCGCACCGCGGGCAACTTTGCCCAAACTGCGATTGGTAACTTTTTCTAAATGTGCTTGGACGGCAACATCGAAAGCCTTATAATTGCGCATGATGGTTTTAACATCTCTGATGTCCACCTGTATTTGACTACTCATTTACGACCTCTTGATGACTTCACGCACCTGCAATATGGTAGCATTGTCATACCCGTCATATGAGTGAAGCACATTAAAAATCTTTCCGTCGTGTAGTACGCGCCAGCCCGAAACGATTTTATTGTTCCTCCGCAAAACTATTTCATATGTCAAATCAGACGAAATCGCCCCTTGAACATTTGCAACAGCGCTGCGGGGAACTTTCACGCTTGCCCAAGGCGTAAAGGCCATAACCCATTCACGATTACGGCCGCCCTGTCCGTCAGAAACATCAATCGGTTTTAAAATGGTTATTTGCTTATCAAGTTTACCAATGAGCATTTAACCACCTCCCCAATACTGCATTTGTGTAATCATAGTGCGAATAGTAAACCCGTAATCTTTAGGTTCTCGCCCACCTTGATTACGGTTTTCATAAAGCTCGGCGATCAGTGCCATTTGACACATTTCGGTTTTTGCTTTAAATCGATCGTTTAATATTTTTTCATCGTACCCAGTAACGGCGTCGATGATAATTCCTTCAGCGACACTCATCATTTTTTCCAGTAAGCTATCTTCAACGTCATTTGTAATACGTAGATATAACTTCACTTCTTCAATATCCATACGGTTACCCCCTTTGCAGGTTTATGACCCGCAGCAGGTTACGCCGGGGTAATTTGCAGATATACCATCGCGTTAACATCAGCTTTTTGAACATCAAAGCGTTCAATAGCGCGAACCATAGACGCATTCATATTGAAACCTGCTTCGGTAGACAAATCGACAGTAACTTGTTTACGATCGAAGAATTTACAGAACTCTGCCATATCGCCGACAAAGAACGGGTGTGCGCCGCTCACGTCAGGAAGACGTTCGTTTTTCATAACATGGACAATACGTCCAGAGATTTGTTTTTTCGTAGGATCAATCAGTACAGGCTGAAGCAAAGGTAAACCGTTGTCCAGTTTTACCTGATCGAGATAATCAAATCCGTTTTGATTTGTAATAATGACCGCTGTAGCTGCAATATCAGGATCAAGAGAAACATTCAGCGCAGTCTTGATATCATCATAACTATCACCAGCTTCAGGGGTAAGGGTTTGCAACAATGCGATAATTTTAGAATTTTCCGTGTTAACGCCTTTACGAACAAACCGACGCCCGATCACACCTATAAGATCAATATCAATATCTTCCAACAGCTCGTTAGCAACTGGGATAATTTCACCGTACGTTCCAACGTTATAAGAGATCTGCGCAAAATTAATATCTTTTCTATTAATCTCATTCAATTCATCAAAATTAATTAGTTCGGAATTGTCTTCTACAGTAGTAGGAATCGAACCGCTGCGGCGTGTTACCGGGATAACTTCGCACAAATCTTTCAATGCAAATAACCCGCGGCGATATTCAATCAAACGATTAAACTGCTCGTCAGGAAGCAAATAGCCACCTTTATTAGGAAGACCACCTGCTTGACCGGGCGTTCCAACTGCATTAGTAGCGTATTTCTTTTCTTCTTCAGTCAACGGCACATTTAAAACCTGTTTATTAAATACACGGTTTCTCATAGTAGAATTATCAACCGTCATAGTTTCTCTCGCAGGAGTGCCTGCAAAACTTTCGATTTCTTCCTGTTCAATAGCTTCTTGAACAGCAATAGCGTTTTTCATGGTGTGCAACTCGTCGAGTTTACTGTGTGCGTCATTGACCTTTCCAGCGACCTGTAACGTTTTAATTTCATTTTTCAGTGCATCGAGTTGTTTTTTCATTTCTACAGATTTTCTCATATTATTATTCCTCCTTAAATTAAAGCCAAAGCGATATCAATTTCTCTTTGCTTTTCCTCGTTTTTATTTTTTTTAGGTTCAACACAGTTTTTAATAGCAGCTGGAACATTCTTGAAATGACTTAAATCACCAGCGTAAGCCACAGCTTCAAACGGCTCTGTAACATTGACTTTGAATATTTCAGCAACCTGACGGCCTGTCAACCACGTTTCAGAATCGACCATTTTAATAATGGTTTCCTCGGCAATGCCTTCATGTACCTTTTCCATGTACAAGGAAATAAGCCCCTGCTGAATGACATCGAGCGCGTCAGCTGTCTTTCGTAATTCATTAGCATCGCCCCATGCTCCCCCTGCCGGTTTATGAATCATCAAATAAGCATTCGAAGGGATCTCCAGCTCATCACAAGAAAATACTATCTGTGTCGCAATGCTGGCAGCAATCCCGTCGACAACGGCTTTAGTGTATCCGTCGTGACGTTTCAGCATGTTAGCAATGGCCACACCAGCAAACACATGCCCACCGTCGCTGTTAACATAAACAGTTAAGTTCTTACCTTTGACACTGTCTAATTGTTTTTTTATTTCTAAAGGATATACATCTGAATCGTCTTCCCCGCCCCAATTCCAATTATCGTCCCTGATAGCACCATAGATATAAATATCAGCACTGGTCTCTGTCTGATTTCGAATGTCCAAGAAATTCGTTTTTTTGTTCAATTTATTCACCCCCCTTCGTATACGCATTACCTAATTTATCAAGGTCAGTATATGACCCGTTGACAACAATGACGTCACCGCCCGGTACGGGAGGCAATCCAGCTTTCTTTCTCGCTTCGTTGATCGTATAAATACTGCCGCTGACATAGTTTCGCAAAGATTCAGACTGTGTTTTAATATCACCTCGTAAAATAGTGCCGACATTAAACTGATAGCTTAACCCTTGTTCAATTTCTTCATTGGTTAAAAGTTTGTAATTTAATTCTTCCTCCCACTGCGTAAGAATAGCCAGTAGCGTATCGACGTAAAAAGTCAGATTCTGCATTTCGCTGTTGCTATAACTGCTTTTATCGTAGTTATTCAAATGATTCGGCTTTATACCGAATGCCGCTGCGACTTGCAGGCTACTAAATTTCTTCAGCTCATAAAACTGACTGTCAGTAAGTTTCAGATCCAACGGGACAATGTCAAATCCTAAAGGCAAGGGGATTATTCTGTCGCCACCGCGACCACCGAATTCGGATAATTCTTTTACTAAAGACGCTTTTTTCTCCTGACTTAGATCACCAACAAATTTAACTACAGCACTGGCGGTCAAGCCTTTTTGATATAAGTCATTTAAAAAACCTTGCGCGGCTTTATTACCCTCCATATTTCTCGCCAATACTTCGCGGACACACATTCCGACAAGACCATCTTGTGATAGGCCGCCTTTCAAATGTAATACATCAGAAGGATTTAGCCAGTAATTTCGACCGTCTTTAGGATCAAAATACCGATAAAAAAACGCCCGACTTGTAAAATCCGGCGTATCAGCTACCCATATTTGAACTTGTCTGCTGTCTAATGGATACAGCCCTTCTAATTTTCCCGCGGCGTCATGTTTGATAAACGCATATGCGTTACCGTAGTGATTCCGCGAATACTCCATTAGCACCTTGAAATTAAACGGCGTCATATACCTGTTAGGCCTTACCTTCACGGCACGATAACTGTCGTGCGTAGTTATCCTGTTATTTTCACCATCTTGAAGGTGAATTGATAATTTTCCCAGTGCTTCAGATAAAACTTTTAAACATGTGAAATATGTTATCTCTGATAGATCTGTCCCGGTGTAACCCGCCGCCCGTGATTGAAAGAATGAATTTAGCTCTGACAAACTAACGCTATTACTAACATTCAGTTTTCTTTTCGCTTGAAACACGTCGATTTTTTCGACAAGTTTATTGAATAAACTCACGTTTTAACACCCTCCTTTCTCTGTTTCATAATGGCCTCCCATGTGTCAAATTCAGCGTTTGCATCGTATGGTGTTCTGTCGCAGTTTAAGAACATTATTTTCCACGCGTCTATAATTGAATAGATCGGATCAATCCGCGCGCCAACAGTTTCTTTGACGATTTTAATTTCACCAAAGCTATTTTTTACAAGTTCTGCGTTTGCAGCAGACCATGACAACAGTGAATTTCTACGGTCATACAATATTTGACCGGCTTCAACAGACTGTCTGAAATCAATCGTACAGTCATTTAAACTTTTCGCTGACTGAACTATATCAATTAAATCGCAGCCTAGAAAATCAAGGTCAGATAAAAACGCACTGGCATTATGATTGTCATAACCAACTGCAAGAATTTTCAGACCATGCTTTTCAATCAGTTCTCTCAAATGTGTGAGAATGTACTTATAATCTGTTTTCAGCCCGAACGCTCCTGATGTTAGGGTTAAAAAGCCTTGATTTACCCATACCCTATAAGGGGCTTCGTCAGTTTTTTCATGTTCTAACAGACGTAGTTCAGGCATAAACGAATGAGAATAGATATATACTTTCTGATCGTCAAGAGGAAAAACCATTCCTATACTGGTTAAGTCCCCACCCTGCGATAAATCAATACCTAAATAACATTCTCTGCCTTTCATGTCTTCAAGCGTCAAATCTGATTCACAGTGTTTCCATTTTTCAATGTCCAGCAGTGAACCTTCCGAATAAGTCACCCAAATATTCAAAGACTTTGTCATAAAATTCAAAAGTTCGGTATTCCCTTTTTCCTTAGCTTCCAATGCTTTTTCCGCCATACGTTTAATCTTTCCTTGATCCAAAGTCAAATCATCAAACCAAAGGTTTAGCGGATTCGCTTTTGCCCAGTTTTCAGGTAACCACATATCATCATCTTTATTCATTTCAGCGATGTATATGAAAAGGGATTCTTTCACTATAACCCCTTCTAAAACTTTATCGCAAAATTTATACTGCTCATAACATGCCCCGTTTAAATCAAAACCTGCGGTAGTAATCGCCATTGTCAGCGCACTGTCAACCATTATCTGACCGTCAAGCATGAGCTTGTACATCTGATTATTTTTATGAGCATGATACTCGTCTACAATTGCAAGAATCGATCTGAAACCGTCTGCACTTTTGGTATCTCTACCGATTGCTTTAATTTCTGTTCCAGTTATTTTACTTACGATAGTACGGTCATGTTCTCGAATTTTATAAAGTTCTTCCAGTTCCGGATCTGATCTGATAAATTTTACGATTTCGTCCCAAACTATATTTGCCTGATCCTGTTTTGTCGCTGTACAGAAAACACGTCCAAGATGATAACTTGAAAAAGAAGCGATATCATTCGCAATCTCACCAGCCAAAAAAGATTTACCATTTTGCCGACCGACCTGAACATATGCTTCCCTGTACCTTCTTTCTTTAGTTCTTTTTTTTCGCCAACCGAACAGGCTACCGATAATGAAATTTTGAAACCCTCGTGTGCAAAGCGGTTTCTGCATGCTTCCTTCCGCTATAGTTAATTCATTAGCGAGATTGATATGTTTTTCAGCTTCATCTACATCGAACTTATAATCAAAGTTTTTACGTTTCAAATCATCAAGATGACGTTTACAAGCTAAATACTCCTTGCGACCGGATATCCTCTTACCTGATACAATTAGTTTCGCGTAAGCCGTTGTACGATCAATCATTTTTTAGCATACTTTAAATACTTATTAGTCGCCGGCATTTCTTCGCAAGGAACAATCAATTTCAACCTATCAGTTGTCGCCAATCCTAATTTTGTAGAACACTGCATGATTTGTTTAACGTATTTTTCCTGCGCCAACACATAAGGGCTAACAACTTCGTAATTTCCGTATTTAGTTTCACGATCCCCGGTAAGTCCGTTTTCAGTGATAAACATCGTAGCTTCAATATATCGACTATAAGCATTTGAATAAATTGCAAGAATAGAAAAATCCAAATTATCAAGCAAATTTATTTTCCCAGCTTCATCAACAACCCGCGAAAATTCAGCGGCGGCAAACACGTCCAACCAGCTCGGAGGAACCAACCCTGTCCGAGAAAGTTTCAGTTTTTCTTCCTGTTTTAACTTAGCTTGAATGGCTTCTTTGCCGATTTTTCCAGTGGCGACACTTGCCGATTTCTTCGGTCTGCCTCCCATGAGCAGCAGCTCCTTTCTTTTCAAAATTTCATTTTTGGCGATTTCTCGCAAAAAAACACAAAGCGCGGTACTGTCCAAACTGGGTGAAAACTTTTTTGCCCTCCCCCTACCCTCCTATGTAAATTTGTAAAAATTTTTCTAACTTTTTTTGCAACATTTTCTTTTCATAACCACCACGCAAATAAATACGATGTATAGCAGCATGACTTTTCGAACTGACATATAACAGATTGTTTACATCAAACCTTCTATCAGGTGCTTCGTCCGTCTCATAGATATGATGACATAGCCGGCCGGGAACAATACGTCTTTCAGTCATAAGAATATAAAGATCGATACCGTTACATCTTTCTTTACATTGAACAGTCAATATAGACCATTCCTTACTATGATAAACCGCTGCACTTTCTTTATCTCTATGATACAGATCATACTCTTTATGACGTTTCTTTTCACAGCATGTTCCTGACGCTGGGTAAAGTTTGCCACATTTACCACATATCTTAGTTAACATAATGATCCAACTTTCAAATAAAAAGGACGACAACCAGCTCAGTTATCGTCCAACGTTATTTTGATAGCTTAATAATATCACGCTTAAAAACGACTTTCAACTGAAACAAACTGCAATGAACTGCAACGAACTGCAATCAACTGCAAATTGTAAATTTTTCTAATGCTAACGCATGAATCGCGTAAACGGTTCGTTCGCTAACACCTAACATGTCAGCAACTTCTTTCCAGTAAAGTCCTTCGACATAATACAATTCTAAAACACTAATATAGGTTAAATCTTCAACTGTATTTATTCGTTCAAGAATTTTAGCTTGTTTTGCCTGCAGCTTTTCAATTTTTTCAGCTGTTTCGTCCTCGACCGTCACTGCTTCAACAACTTTATCAGCAATGGTAAAAGTTTTCCCACCTTTTGGCATACCATCAAGTTTAACAGCACCAATCGAATACAAACATGATTTTCGATTTTCAAGCCGATCGCGTAATATTCTAATACGGGATTCAATAACGCCATATTCATTTAAAAATTGTATTTTTTTCAGCGTTTCTTCGTCGTATTTCAGAACATCACCCCGCTTTTCGATTTCAATTATCACCTTGACGACCTATGTTCAACATAGACCGTTCATCATCAATTCTGTGACAAGCGTGAAAATACGCTCGACACTAGCTATAATGCGGCTTTATTTGCCTTGTCACAAAACCTGTCACAGAATTGTTTTTCGTTCCGTGACTGAAAACGCCTGTGTTCATGCGGTTTTC